CAGTAAGCGATGCTAAAAAACTACAGCACGAATATATCACACTGGAGCATCTAGTGTATGCTATGTTCTGTGAAGAAAACTTTGTCAATATGATTACTATGTATGGTGCTGATGTTGACTATATCAAAGCAAATCTTGAGCATCATCTAAAAACACAGTGCGACGATATCAAAACAGATATGGTCAAATACAAGCCAAAAAAGACACAAACAGTTGAACGTGTGCTTAATCGTGCGTTTACACAGGTTCTGTTTGCTGGGCGCAACAACATTGAACTGGCTGATGTTCTTCTAAGCACACTGAGTGAAAAGAAAAGTATTGCTGTTTACTATTTGGAAAAGGGCAAAATCGAACGGCCAAAGTTTAATGATTTTGTTAATTCAGAATTTGATACGTTCGAAGAAGAAGAGGAAGGCATGGCTCCTGAACTTCGAAAGGCACTGAGGAACTTCACAGTTGACCTCAACGATCAAGTTGACAAGGGCAAGATTGATCCTATCATTGGTAGAAGTGAAGAATTAGAAAGTATTGCTTTGGCATTGGGACGTCGTTCAAAGAACAATGTGCTGCTGGTAGGTGATCCAGGTGTTGGTAAAACTGCTATTGCTGAAGGGCTTGCTTTCAATATTGTAAACGGTGCTGTGCCTTCATTCTTACAGGACTATCGTGTTTACAATCTCGACATTGGTGCGATGCTGGCTGGTTCTAAATATCGCGGTGACTTTGAAGAACGCTTTAAACTGGTTCTGCAGGCTTTGTCCAAACAGGGCAAGACCATTATGTTTATCGACGAAGCACACATGATGAGTGGTGCAGGAGCCAGTGGCAGTGGCAGTGCTAACGATCTTGCTAACATGCTCAAGCCTGCTCTTACCAAAGGTGATCTAAAAGTAGTTGCGTCAACCACCTGGGATGAGTATCGTAAGTATTTCGAAAAGGATCGTGCGCTGATGCGTCGATTCCAGCGTGTAACTGTTGACGAACCCACTGCTGAAGTAACCAAAGATATTCTGCGTGGTCTTAAGAAATACTACGAAGACTATCACAACACTACTATTACTGAAGCTGCTATCGAATCTGCGGTAAAACTCAGTGTAAAATATCAAGCAGACAAGAAGCTGCCGGACAAGGCAATCGATCTTATTGATGTGGCCTGTGCTCGATACAAGCTGCGAGATGATCACGAAGGTGAAAAGATTGTAGACGAAGCAGAAATTCAATTTGAATTGAGCAAGATGATCAACATGCCAGCAGAACAGGTAGCTGAAAAAGAAACTGAGAATCTTAAGAGCCTTGAATCAAATCTCAAAGGTTCTGTATACGGTCAAGATGAAGCTATCGAATCAATCGTTGATAAAATTCTTGTTAGTCAAGCAGGACTGAAGCCTGAAGACAAGCCCATTGGTAGTTTTGTATTCATGGGGCCCACTGGTACAGGCAAGACTGAAACAGCAAAACAATTGGCTAAAAATCTAGGTGTTAAACTGGTACGCTTTGATATGAGTGAATATATGGAGAAGCATTCAGTATCCAAACTGATTGGTTCACCTCCAGGCTATGTTGGACACGAAGACAATGGTGGTCAGTTGATTACTCGTCTGCAGGAAAATCCAAACTGTGTACTGTTGCTGGATGAGATTGAAAAAGCACACCCTGATGTGAGTCAAATTCTTCTACAGTTGATGGACAATGGCAAGGTAACTGGATCAAATGGCAAAGAAGCAGATGCTCGTAACTGTGTGCTGATTCTTACAACTAATCTTGGCGCTGCGCAGACTGAAAAGAATTCAATCGGATTTGGCAGTGAAGATGATCGTCAGTACGAAGACACAGAGTTTAAGCAGTTCTTTGCTCCAGAATTCCGCAACAGACTTGATGGTGTAATTACGTTTGCCAAGTTGGGCAAAGAGACTATGATGAAGATTGTTGGCAAGTTCTTAGTGGAATTGAAGAACATGGTCACAGAAAAGGACATTACCATTGATGTAACCAACGAAGCGTTAGATTATCTTGTAGACAAGGGATTTGATCCTAAGAACGGTGCTCGTCCTCTACAGCGTGTTATTGACAAAGAAATCAAACGTCCACTGAGCCGACAGATGCTGTTTGGAGATCTAAAGAATGGTGGCAGTGTGATCATTGATTTCCGTGATGATGAACTGAAAATAGACGTAGTATCGGAAGTACAGAATGAAACAGCGTGACACAACCAAGCTGTTTTACAACAAGTATGCTTACAAGGTAATTATAAAAAACGAGCTTACTAGTATTTTTGGTTCTTACAATTCAAAAGATCATGCCAAACTGACGTTGGAAAAATTAGCAAAGGATCTTGCTCAAGGAGTAACTCTAACTATACCAAGATGGCGCGGTGATATTAGAGTCAATGTTAATGAATATCACCGTGCCCGAGATGTCTACGATCTACTACAGACCTATCCTGAACACAGAGTAAGAGCAGAATCTCACTACAGTTTAACAGTGTACACAAACACTGTTGAACTGGTAGATCTGCTGGAAACAAAGTTAGCACATCATGTAAAGGAAATATATCGTCCCAAAGAAGGTGTATTGGAATTTCTCACTGCTAACATAGAAACTGCTATTATCAAAACACCAATGCCCTATGAATTTAGGCTTTATTTTAACGGTACTGATATCGATCCAAGTTTCGCTAACTGGCTAAAAGCCAATACAGATAAAAGTCGTGTTGGTTCTTGTACTCTGAGAAATATTGAAACTGGATACTATGCTAATGGTAACTATTTTTACATAAAGAACGAAAAAATATTGACTATGATTCGCATGTTGGTGGGTCACAATATCCGCAAAGTAGAACGATTGGTCTACATTGAAGATATTGATAAATAATTGTATGCCAGCAAACAGTGAAAATATATTATCAAATCAAACACACGTAGGTGACAGCACTGTACAGTCTGTCACCGGAGAAAAGTTCAAGGGTGACGGTTACTACGGTCGTAGTGACGGGGTCCACACAGTACAGTATTCATTTACTGGCTTTTCGGGAACCATAAACATACAGGCTACTTTGGCCTTAGATCCTGTTGAGGAAGATTGGTTTACAGTACATTCATATACTGCTCAAAACGAAACTGACAGTAAAATCGCAAACTTTACAGGCAATTACATTTGGATTAGAGCAGCACTGACTTATACAGATGGTAATTTAAACAGCGCTGTATTGAATCATTAAGGTAGCACGATGGAACATTTTGTAAGAGTAGTAATGGAAAAACGTGAAGGCGCACAGTTGTTAGACGAAAGCGTATTTGCCAAACAAGAAATATACGAAACTGAACAAGGTGCTACTGTTTATGAAATAGCACTGCCGCGAAAACTGTCAGAATCAGAAGCAGACGAATATGCTGAACGTCTAGCAAACTATATGTTTGAACAGGGACACGAAGATTTTGATATTGAAATATCAACAGAAGATCAAGACCTAGATGAAGAAACCTATGAAGGCGATGACTTCTTTCTAGAATATGGTGTTATGTGGTTTAACGAAGACGATGATTTAGACGAGGCTGAATATCAAGGTCGTAAAGTACCATTAGGTAAACCTACACGTAGTAGCGACGGTCCAAAGAAATTCCATGTATATGTCAAAGACCCAAAGACAAAGAATATTAAAAAAGTAAACTTCGGCGATCCCAACATGAAGATTAAAAAATCTAATCCTGCGAGACGTAGAAGTTTCCGTGCTAGACATAACTGTGATAATCCAGGGCCTCGTACATCTGCGAGATATTGGTCGTGCAGGGCCTGGTGATGCATTACATAATCTATAAAATAACTAACCAAATAAATGGAAAATATTACATCGGTAGACATGCTACAAAAGATGTAAATGATTCCTATATGGGTAGTGGTATAGGTATTATAAATGCTATTAAAAAATACGGCAAAGAAAACTTTACTAAAGAAGTTATTGCAGAAGCAGAAAGTGCAGATGCATTATGGGATTTAGAAAAAGAAATAGTTAACAAAGACGTAGTTAAAGACCCAATGTCTTATAATAATGCATACGGCGGCAAACATTACTTACATGGATTAAAACAATACGACTACGATGCTTTTATTCAGCATCAAACAAGAGCATCTGCGCTAGGACACAAAAAAGGATACAACAAAGCAAAAGAAAGTAACTTTCATGCTTTAGGCGGATCTAAAAGTTCTCGTATGCGTAGTGAGCAATACACATATCGTATTACTACAAATGCAGGTGAAGAATATATTGTAAATGGTTTAGAATTTAAAGAACTGTGTGCAGAGAAAGACTGGAACTATAATACATTGCACTGGAAAAAGAGCATAGGAAAATATATCAGCAGAGGTAAGCATAAAGGCTTTCTAGTAGAACAACTAAGTACATACAAGGAGGCTGCATAATGGTGAGATTAGTTGAATTCGAAAAAACAGAAGTACCGTTTGACGTTGTAGAAGATGTAGCCATCTATATGCGCAACGATCCTATGATCTATCGTAAAAGTCTTTTTCCTGCTATTGTACAGATGAAAGGCATTCATGACCGTGGCAACAGTCCGGAGGCAGAAAAGTGTCTAGGTGAAGTAGTTGACAGTGCTATGAACAGTTATTGTGATAAATTTAAACTGGGTTCGCCGAAAAATGTCTTTAAAAAGGGCGACAGAGAATCTATAATTAACAAACTGTTTTCAGAAGAACTTACACAGATACGCAGAGGAACATACTGATGCGTTTTTTAGAATTTCGCAGCATACCCAGCAGGAATATACTAACTGAGGCTGCTAGAGTAGGCCGTGAATATCAGCATCTTGAGGATCTAGTATTTGTAGACGGCGCAGATGGCGCACAAGAAGCAGCGGACATTTTAGAAAAACTAGGCAGCGATTCAGGTGATGTGGCTATTAAGTGGGACGGTAATCCCACTGTGTACTGGGGCAGAGAACCCACGGGCGAATTTGTATTGGTAGGCAAGAATGGTTGGGGCAAGCGTAAATCAACAGACGCAGATGATCTAGCAAACTTTATCAAAAGTTCAGGACAAGGCGAAGACTGGAGAGAAAAGTTTGGCAACGATATGGGACAGATTTTTCAAATCATGGAACGCAGTACACCTAGTGATTTTAGAGGCTATGTGTTTGGTGACCTACTGTATCATCCCGGCAAGCCTTATCAAGAGACAGATGGTAAGTTTGAGTTTACTCCTAACCTAGTAACATACACAGTGGACCAGCGCAGTGAACTGGGTCAGCGTATAGCAGGCAGCAGTGTGGGTGTTGCGGTACATGGTAAGTACGAAGAATTTGGAAGTAAAAGCGGCGAGCCTATATCAGAAGTTGACGAATTAAATAGTGATGCTGCGGTGGTACTAGGGCAGACCTATGTAACACATCAACCCAATATTGATGTAAGCGAAGTTAAAGAAATACGTGCTATGGCAGAACGCAACGCACAAGCAATAGACAGTTTCTTAGAACCACAGCAGGGGCTAAGTGATATGAAGAATATTATCTATACCTATGTAAACCAAATGAGCCGCAGTCGACAATTAAAGAATTTAGAAAATGGATTCTTTGACTGGTTGACCAGTTCAAAGGTAAGTGCTCCGAAGCAAGCGAAAATCGTTGCTCTAGCAGGGAGCAACCCTAAAGCATTGCCCGCAATATTTGGTCTGGTTAGAAAGATTATGGCTGCTAAAGATCATGTTATTGATCAACTAGATTCAGCAGATGCCGACGTTACTGCTACAACCAAAGGCGAAAAAGGTGGCGAAGGCTATGTTGCGCTGGGATCAAAAACCAAACTAGTGCCAAGAACACGCTGGCAGCCGAACTAAGGAACAACTATGTTACTGAGACAATTATTTGAAGCAAAAGCAAGACGTATAGTAGCAGTAATGCCAGGCGGGTTCCATCCTTTCCATCCTGGACACAAAAGTTTATATGACTGGGCCGTAAAAACATTCGGACAGGCAAATGTTTACATAGCAGCAACTAACGATACTAAAGCAAGACCTTTCCCGTTTGAAGTAAAAAAGAAATTAGCAGCAATGGCAGGAGTTCCTGAAAGCAACTTCATGCAAGTTAAATCTCCGTTTAACAACAAGGAGTATGCAGAACTACTTGATGCAGATACAGCACTAGTATTTGTACGCAGTCAAAAAGACAAAGCCGTGCAGCCTTTACCAGACCAAACTAAAAAGAATGGCGATATAGGTTACTTGCGTACTTACACTGGTAAAGATCTAAACACATCAGACGAAATGGGCTATATGGCTTACGGTCCAACTATTGACTTTGACTTTAGTGGTATGCAGATTAAAAGTGCAAGTGAACTTAGAGCTGCTTGGCCTGAAATGTCAGACGAAGATAAACTAAAGGCTGCTAAACTTATGTACGGCAACGGTGCACCTGTTGCCGTAAAACTTTTAAATCAAGCATTGAGCGATAATGTAGCAGCAGAAGATGCAAG